TAATCACCGTCTCTGGTTTTAAATCACCAATGATCGGCGGTTCTGTCTCTGCTCCAATCTGTGAAGCAAAGTCATGTAAGTAGTCACGTTCTGCAAATAGATGCATGTACGTTTCCCTTATTATAGTCGATAATTCGTCCATGTCAACAGCTCGTGTTAAAACGCTGTCATGGATTAAGGCTATAGGATTATCAAACCTGATAGCACTGAGATGAAGTAAGCTCGCATCTAGACTGTGAATTAGATTAGGGGCAGTAGCAGCCTTATGTCTGTTCAAATCTACTTTGTCTTTATCAACAGCTATTTTTAATCGGCATTCACCAAGTAACTGTAGCTTTATATTCTTTTTTTCTTTAAGCATTATATGTTGATTCACTACAAAACCAGAAGGTGTAATCCATTCTAATTCTATAGCTCCATGTTTAATAGCTTTAGATACTTCATCTTCAATCCATTTCATTACTGCCATAGGTCCAGGTACTATTCTTTTCATAGCATCCCTAACAGCTTTAACAGTAATAGTTAGATCATCTTTATCTATTTCTACACCCTTCTCTCGTAATGCATCCTTAATGTAGGATCTATTTGAGAATGGTTTAGCATTATAGGGTATTGTCATGACGGTTCGTTTAACTGAGCGTCTATCCCATACACTATGTAGTGAAGGTGGTATATTAGGCTTTGCAGCGTCTGCTACCACCTTATATGCGTCTTGCGGGCGATCAGACGGCAACACATTGACGAGTTGTGCTGTCGATTTATCTCTTGCTAATCCTGCGAGAATTTGTAATCCTGAACAGGTTGCATCTGTCGCCACTGGTAAACCAGTAGTGGTACGTTGTTTGGTTATACATACCATATAATATTCCTCACAACTAGAAAGGAATTGCCATGGTTCATCCGCTGCCTCCCAGTCACCAATATTATCTATAGGATCTTTGGCTACTCTGATAATCAACGGTATATTTCTAGATACCCAATCTAATCTCTCTTGCATAGTGGCTTTATCTAACCCATATGTGGTAGCACATTGAAATGCTAACCATTTACACCCTACTGAAGTTATGTATGTTTCATCAGCGAAGCGTAAAAGTGCCTTGCCAAAGTCAGTATCTTGTGGTGTCAAGAATGAGGGTATAGGATAAACTCTACCTCTATAATCAAAACTGTGTGGTATATAGAATTTAGAACGATCTTTAAATCGTGCCACAGCTTCCATAATCATCCTAGTGCGGCAGGATCTCTTGAACTCTGCTGCTCTCTTATTCATTACCTCTGCAGCGGCTCGACGGTAGGATTTTCGTGAGTCCTTATTAGTCTCTATATCTACTGGTTTAGGTGGCAGATCGTAATGGATAATCGGCAGAAACTTACCAATCGCAACTCCTCTCTCTAATAAGGTCTCGGCAACCTCGACTGTGAATGAGTTTAAGCGATACGCAACCTTCTGGATTTTATTCAAGAAAGCTATCGGAGTTTCTCCCTGTATAGGGTGCCCGTTAGAACGTCTGACTAAATCGTGTCCATGCATAACCTCATTAAGCATATATCCACCAGCAGATTCATTACTCCAATCCTTTGGTGGTATTAACATAGGCCAAGCTAATGGTGCAAATAATTCAGCATTAGCCATTACTTGATCTTTGATGTCCATAAACTCAGGGGTAGGGACAACAAAGGTATTACTTTTCCTACCTATTCTAACGTGCTGCCTCATAAACCAATTACTAGATTCCATTATACATTCTAATAACCAAGCACCTAGTTTAATACGAATAGTTTCTTTCCAAGTTGCCCATTGTTTAACATCATAACGATTCATCAATGTTTTTATTACAACAAGTTTTTGCTGTGTACCTATTGCTTTGTGCCAATAGTTCTTTTTTAATGTATTCAGAAGTCCAGGTGCATGGGTTTCGTAATGTCTCATTTGACATTCATGTTCAATACCATGTCCGATAGATTCACATACTTTAACTGCTAAATTACATCCTTCTTTATATCCGAAGACTTTATCAAAGGTTAATTTACATGCTATAATAGCAGCAGTTTCTGTATCTAAATCTTTTAGATATGTATGTACTTCCTTGAAATACTGTCCATTAGACCCCTTATGTATTCTTAAAGTTGTCTCATTTATACGTTCTATTAAACGAGGGAGTAGAGTTTCAATAGAAGATACACCATAAATAGTAGCTGAAGCATAGTTTTGATTCTCTAGTTTAAGTGTTTGATCTTGTATACGTTTTAATCCTTTACGGATTTGATCACGTTCAAGCTGTACTTGTTCATCAATCTGATCCGTAGTAAGCTGGTGCATAGCTTGTAAGTTCGTCGTTGACTTGTTGTTCTAATAGTTCCTTTATCTCATCATAATGTGGATGATTAGGATCTAATCTATCTAACGCTTGTTTATAATAACTATACACATCTCTCCAATCTTCATTCGTGCTCATCGTCTTCATCCTCCCATTGTGGTGTCATTAATTGTACTTGATCGGCATTTGCTATTAAAAATTCGTGTCCTTTATCCATGAGTTGTTTCACCTTCTTTTTAGCTGCACTTGGTCGTTGATAAGTATATTCAGTAATCAATCCTGTTATTGAATTCTCTTCTCTTATTATACAAGCTACAGAAGATGGTATCTCCCAATTATTTACACGCCATTCCATGAACTCCTCGATAGTTAATTCATGATCAAAGTATTCATCTGGAACTGATTTGATCTTTTTCCAATTGTTTGGGTAGTACTTCTTTTTTGGCATCTGACTGTGATTCTAATAGTAGTTTTAATTTGAGCATCTTAGCTCT